GGTGCCGAAGACCCGGCCATGAGAGGATAACATGAAAGAGCCAGTAGGAGTAGACAATCTTATTAGAGGCAACACACTTTACAAGGCATTTGAATACTGGGCGCAGAATTGGACGCCTCCTAAAGATACGAATCCTAGAGACAAGATGAGACTCGAGCAGGAGTACATGGAGTATTTAATTGATAACATGGGGAGAAACTAATGGCGAAGAAAGCGAATACATGCTGCTTTTGTGAGCGTAAGTACATCAGCAAATGGGGTGCTACCTGTGAGGATACCGGCAAGACGATGTGCATTGATTGCGTTATCCTTATTTATAATGGTATCCTGGATGAGCTCAAGCAGCAGGGCATGGACGACAGCATAACAGAGGAGACAGAATGATGAGCGTTAATAGCGTAGGAATTGAGCAGATGACCAAAGACTACCTTGATAAAGGCGGTGTTATCCAATACGAACTCACAAAGTTGCAGAAGGAAGAGAGGGCTAATCCCGTACCATCTAATATCGTTATTGGCTTTAAAGATGAAGATGTCATCCTTGTTAAACAGGAAGACATGGAAGCTACTGACATGGACGGATATGAATTGATACATGGTGCATTAGACTTCTTTGGGTCCGGAGACAGAAGGCGGTTGAGGGTACGCTATGGTAAGACTGCAGACGAACACGATATGCCCGTAGACGTAGTCCAGAACATGTCCGATAGAGGTGTCAACATAGAGCGTCTGTCGTCACTGCTGCACAACTATGAAGGTTAAGAGGGCACTTCTGTGCCAGAAGGGGGATAAATGCCTTTTGCTAATTGTAACAAATGTAGAGCATATAATAAAGGTCAGGGAACCAAGGACTGCTTCAAGTGCGATAAGTACAAAGAAGCAGTAGCTTCAATTCAGGCACGACCACAGTTAAGAGTGGAGTTCTTTCCCCAGGTGTTAATAGAGGAAGTTGCAGATATGACTGCTACCGACAGCAGCAACATCCTCAAACTGATAAGGGGATTGCCATTAGAAACGAGAGCCGTTATCCTTCTTAAGTATTATGGAGGCATGACGATAGCCGAGATGGAGGCAATATTGAAGCTCGGTCATGACACAATAGAGCGCAGAACTAAGGAGGCTCTCAGGGACTTGAAAATAAATCTTTCAGGCTTATAACAACAACTTACACCCCCCTTCCGTGCAAAACGTCAGGGACAAGATGTCACCTATTATAGTATAAGGGTGAGTGAAACGAACCACCGCAAGTGCTGTTTCTAAGTCAATGCTGAAAGGGCTGGAGATAATCCAGTCCTGGAAGCATCTGACGCCAACCAACCCCAATCAAACTATAGGAGCGATATATATGAGCGAAGCTGAAGCCCCGTGCAGTGAAGCTGTCCTCCAAGACAGCGCAACTGCTTCACCCAAGGCGAAAGCGAAGCGGACTCGTAAGAGCTCCGCAACCCCAGATGAACCCACCCAATTGACCAAGACCGTCTCCGATGCTGACCTAATCAAGCTTGCCAACAAAGGAATGACCCAACGTGAAATAGCAGCAGTAACCAACCTACCTAAATCCACCGTTCAATACAAACTTCAACATCTTAAAGATGACATTGAATTCAAGAACTTCAAAGCTAACAAAGCTGATGTGTTGGAAGAAATTCAGTTTAAATTAGCTTCAGTAGTTGACCATGACCTCCTAAAAAGCATGGTAAGCAAGAGAGGCATGACGGACCTTGCCATCCTCGAGGACAAGATAAGGCTGATTCGTGGAGAGACACAATCTATACAAACTATAGATATCAGAGCCCTAGGCATCATGGTTAACGCTACCCCTGTTGACGTGATAGACGTAGAGAGTAGTAGTCCAGACAGCACAGGATAATGTTGCATAATACTAATGATTAGGTTGATTGATGCATGATGTTAATGACTTAGCATGGGTTGCCAAGTTAACATAATGGACGTTATACGACATTCGTGGGAGCAAGCAGTTATCATGCCAACGTTACCCTAGGGGTGGGGGGGCATCGCGGAATTTGGCACGAATATTTGTAGTCCCCTATATCCATTGAGAAACATAAAAAGCATTTTCCCGCGAAAACACAAAAAGGAATCACTAACATAGAAAGGAACACCATGTTGTCACAGAAGAACTCTGGACAGGGCGCGTATCGGAACGGTAGGAAACCTAACATGCATAGCGGTGTTCCCGGCGTGGAGCACTTCAAGGATAAGCGTAAGTACTACAACAAGTCTATAGCTGGCCGGAGGGCTGAGATAATAGCTCAGACTAAGGACTGGCTGGACTGGACGGAAGATGAGTTGGCGGGCCTGCTTAATGAGGAGTGGCATGAGCTGGACGCCTGGGATAGAATATCGTTAGATTGCTTACCAGAAACACTGGAGGAGGGACGCGATGGATAAGAATGGAAAAGTACAGGTTATTCCTTTGTCTAAGGATTATATTAAAGGTTATGAGGGTATTCGCTGGGACGATAGGCCAGGCAATGGGGTGGTCATTTACGATCCTTTTATTGATGGCCCTATTGAGGAGTTGCTTCCAAAGCCTGTGGCCATGAAGCATGAGGGTGGTGGGCAGCCTATTCCGGCGGTGGCCTTCTCGACGACATGGGATTGCGGAGCAAGCTCCTCGAGTCCTGATAGTTTTACGGGGGAATAATATGAAAGACGAAATAGCTGCTTTGAAATTTGAGATAGCCGCCCTGGAGCGGTACATTGATAAGTGTTGGAAAGTAATTGACGAGATGGCGAAGAGGTAACTAATGGCGGACCTAACTGAACAACAGAAGAGGGAGCAAACCTGGAATGAGATTCTCAAGAACAACAGGATATTTGGTTTCTGCAAGCCGCAAGACCCGAGGTTTCCCGAACAGAAAATGCCGAACCCACTACAATCCCGTCTTCTCGAGGCGTGGCTTGACCAGAGATATAGGGTCTTTACCTATTCCGGGGCGAACCGTATCGGTAAGACCTTTATCGGTAGTGCGATTGCGATTTGCACAATGGCGGGTGAGTGGCTCTGGGACGGCACAAAGTTACCGATTTCGCATGACAAGCCGCGGAAGGTACGGTATGTTGGCCAGGCGTGGGAGTCGCATATTAAGGCGGTTGTCGAGCCCTACCTCAGATACTGGTGGCCAAAGTCCAGACCTGTTCAGACCAGAAAGAACAACCAAGGAATCGACTTTACCTGGATTGACCAGGGAACCGGAAGTCAGTTAGAGGTAATGAGTAATGTGCAGGAATCGGCGGTCTTCGAGGGATGGGAAGGCGACCTGGTCATTTACGATGAGCCTCCTAAACGGGATGTCCGTATTGCTTGTGCTCGTGGTCTTGTTGACCGTGGTGGTAGAGAGCTGTTCTGTATGACCTTGCTGAAAGAGGCCTGGATTCATCGAGAGATTATCAAGGCTACTGATAAGTACGGTCATGCTGATAAGACGGTCTTTAATATTAATGGTGACATCTTCTCTAATGTTGGCTTCGGGTTAAAGAAGGAAAACATTGAGCAGTTCGGGAAGGCCCTGAATGCTGAGGAGAAGGAAGCTCGTCTGTATGGTAAGCCGAGCTACATGAGCACACTGGTCTTCCCGATGTTCGACAGAGAGAAGCACATTGTTGAACGGTTCAAGATACCGCTGGACGCACTGATTGACATCAGCATTGACTTCCACCCCACGAAGAAGTGGGCTGTTGTGTTTGTCGCTACGATGCGTAACGGAATGAAGTATGTATGCGAGGAGATAAACCAGCATGGGAATCCGAAGTACATTGCCGAAGAGATTATTAGAGTGTGTCGACAGAGGTCTTATGAGCGTATTAACAGCGTATCAATTGACCCTCTGTCAAAGGGAGGGCAAGGGAACGAAATAGATGTGTTTTCCATCGTCTCTGAAACGCTTGCCTCGCGGAACATGTATTTGGAGACTGCGTCTAAGGATAAGGAAGTTGGCATATCCATTCTTAATAACCTTCTCTGGACGGAGAACGAGATGCCGGGGCTTTTCTACTTCAGGGATTGCGGCATGTCGACACGGCAGTGCGAGGACCTCATGTACGATGCAGAAACAGGAAAGCCCCAAAAAACAGACGACGATTTCCCCGAGTGCCTCTATCGGATAGCCCTGAAGGATACGCAGTGGTATGCTGAAAACTACAATAAATCAAATAATTCAAAGGCGGTTATTCTATGAAAGAGGACCTGACACCTGAAGTAAAGCGGATTTTGAAAGTTATCGCGATTTTTAAGCAGTTATGCGGAAGGAAGTATTACGGAAAAACTACCCTGTCCTGGGAGGCTGGGAAGATCGTAAACCTTAAAGTCGAAGAGTCTTATAAGATAGAGGAGTGACATGGAAGACACTGAAGAGACGAAGGTCAAAATGACCGATGAAGAGATTTTAGACAAGATTCAGCCGGACATTGACGATGCCAAGTCGATTCAGGAGGAACTTGCCGAACAACGCGAGAATTACTACAAGATTCTTCGCGGGTATCCCTACGGTAATGAGAGAGCCGGTTGGTCGTCTACCGTATCCCCGGTAGTCTGGACAAACCATCAGGGCAACCTGGCCACTATGGTCGAGATTTTCAGCGATGAGTTCTTCGTGCTGAAGAGTGACGACAATGATCGAGCCAGTAAGTTTCAGAAGCTGATTAAATATCAGATGTTCAGGAAGCAAGACGGCTATAAGCGCATTTACGACTTCATGTTTAACGCTGGGTATTGCCACTATGGAGTATTCAAGTGTTACTATAAGGAAGACTACACGCTTAAAACCGAGAAGTACGAGACGCTGACTGGCGAAGAGATGTTGATGTTGGCGCAGGATAGCAAACGTCAGGTTACTAAGTACGAAGAAGTGGAAGCCGTGGATCCAATGAGTGGGGAACCGGTGGTAAGCTACGAAAACGTAAAGGTAGCCTTGAAGAACGTAGAGTTTGCTGGACCGTGCTTTGATGTTATCCCTCCCTGGGAATTTGGCTATAGCTCTGACTGTAGGATTGGAGACTGGGGTGGTATTGATGGTCGCCTGGTATTCCACAGAGTAAAGCGCACCCTGAACGACATCCGTAAGAAAGAGAAGATGGGTGTCTACCGCAAGGGGACGTTTGATGCATGTAAAGAGCTCGGAACTTCCGAGGCGGAAATGCACGAAGACCAGGATATCGCTGAATCCTTTGTCGAATTTGGCAAGGATGATGAGAACGTTATCACACCTGGTAACGAGAATCCTGCCTCTGACCGTGACGACCTGAACCGCGAAGTGTCGGTACGAGAATGCTATGTAAAGATGGACATTGACGAAGACGGGCTGCTTGAGCCGTGCATCGTAGTCCTGATTGAAGACAAAATCATCGCCCAGGTGGAAGAGAATCCTTACAAACGGCCTCCCTTTAGAATTGGTGGAATGCTTCCTGAACCCCACAAGGTCCACGGTATCGCTCCCCCGGCCATCCTGGACAATGACCAGAAAATCACTACCAACCTGACGAGATTCGTTCAGGATATGGCAGCGCAGATTTGTTATCGTAACCCCATTACCCCTGACCATCGGATGCAGCAGATGTTGCAGACGAGAAAACCCTTTGACGTTATCCTTGGCGACCCTGCAAAGGTCGGTGAGGTTCCCGTCCAGCAGGCAGACTCCTTCATATTGAAGGCCCTGGAAATGCAAAAGGGTGACAGGGAAGAGGCTACTGGCAACAGCAGGTATAACCAGGGTACGGATAGCGAGTCCTTAAACAAGACGGCTACCGGTATTACCCTTATTGCACAGAATGCCGCGAAGCGAGGCAGAATGTCCGCAAAACTCATTGGCAACGGACCTATTACTGGCCTCATTCGCGACTTCGTGTTCATCAATCAGAAGTGGAAAAGCGAAGACCCAATCAAGATTCTTGGAACTGACATCCAAGTAAACCCGGAGGACCTCGATGGCGAATATGATATTGAGATTGATATTGGGGTATCGCCCGGCGAACGGCAGCAGATTGCAAACCAGCTTGATTTACTTATCCAATTTGGAACGCAGGCTGGTCTACAAATGGGAATTATGGACCCGATACATATTATGAAAGCCGAGAAGAAGAAGTATGCTCAGTTGAATATTAATGTTGATGACCTGATGGTCAAAGAAGACGAGTTCATGGCCAGACAGCAACAGATGAAGATGCAGCAGCAAATGGCGGGACCTGGCGGACCACCTCCCGGTGGACCTCCTCCTGGCCAACCACCTGTTAAATAGGAGAAACAATGAATCAAGAACGGAAAAACCATCTTGAAGCGACAGTAACCAGAGGGCTTGAAGCACAGAACTTCCTCCAGTACATGGACCGGGAGCCGTACTTCAAGACCCTATTTAACGAAATCGACAATTCCTATGTGAGTACCATACTTGGATTGTCACCTGATAAGACAGGCGAGTTCACCATGTTGCAGACTAAAAGAATGGCTCTGTACGAACCGCTGAGTCGGGCCCAGTACGATGTGTCGGCCGGACAGATTGCAGCCGATGAACTGGAAAACCCGGAAGGTGAAGGAGGTATCTTATAATGGGTGTCGAGATTGAAGGCCGCCTCGGCAACAATGACTTCAGGATGCGGAAGCTGACGCAAATCATGAAGGAAAAGGATGCGATGATAACTGCAATGCTAGCTACCATCGAGGAATTGAAGCTGGAGGCACAAGCGGAAGAGGAGAAATTCAAGAAGCGAATCGAGAAGTTGAACGAGACTATCAAGACTCTTGAAGGACGCCTCAAATATTACAGGTCTATGCGAACGCCTAAACCTGCGGTCGAAACAACGGAGAAATCCTAGGGATAGCCCCTAAGGGGGCTGGGCCTCGTCCCGGTAGTCCCCCATTTCACTAAAGGAGAAATAAGAGATGCAGAATTTAACAAGTTTGTCCCAGAGCGCAGCCGGTCACATTACCATTAAGACCGGGAAGACCCTTTCCTTTAAAGGTGCTGTTACCAACGGAACGTTTGTCTCGGCAGCTAGTGGAAGTGGAAATGTTCTTAGTTCTTCCGTAACCGGTATTAGCAAGCTTTATGCAGACGACGGTGGCGTCGCCCTGACGAGCGGGTCCCTTAGAGCCTCTCTGTCGAGAGTCCTTATTGATAAGGCAGTTACGGCTGGTACCTTCACTATGCGTGGTGCCATGGGTCAGGTTAAGATTGACGCTAGCATCGTGACAAGCGGTCCGGTTGCTGGTGTTGAAGGTTACATTGAAAGCTCGGCTACTGGTGTTGTCGGTGGTCATTTCACTGGCGTCCGTGGTTGTGCTGACCTTCCTGCAGATGCAGTCATCGCTTCCGGTGGAGTTCTCTCCGCGTTCCTGGCTTCGTCTGTAACGCTGGGCGGTACCCATACGGGCAATGCGGTTGTCCTTGATGTTCCTGCTCCTGGCGCTGGCGTCTGGGATTATTTCATGAACATCGCTGCTTCGACTGGTATTACGGCAGCAGGAACTACTAAGTCTTCCCCCGGTGGAGTTGGCGCCTGGATTAAAGTCCTTATTGACGGAACGGCAGCGTACATTCCCACTTACGCTTCGACCACCACCTAATAGAAAGGAAACAGCATGAATATCGAGACAATCGAGTTGGATGCGAACACGAAAGAAGCATTGCAGGAGATTAGCGCAAGGAAGCAGGAATTTGTTAAAGAGATTGGACGTCTTGATGAAATTGCGCAGATTATCCTGAAAACGGTTATTAACGTAAAGGGTTTAGAGGGAGATTGGACTCTTGGGGCTAACATGAAACTCATGAAGGCCCCAGAGTTTTCCACCAAGAAGGGAGGCAAGGAATGAAGATAGCCTTTGCCCGCCCTGGATGGAGTTATAGTTCGACATGGGTACGTTGTTGGTCGGAAACCCTTTTCTATTGCATGGATAAGGGTATTTCGGTCATCGACTGCCCCGCAAGTTTCCACAATATTCATATGGTAAGAGACCAATGCCTCGGTGTAAACATGGCACGCAAAGGACAGCTGCCTTTTGACGGGGAACAGGACTACGATTATATTATGTGGCTTGATTCCGACCAAGTATGGACACCGGAGCAGCTCCAAATGTTGATTGACGCAGATGAAGATGTCGTTTCTGGCTGGTATACGCTTAGCGGTACCAATGGCCAGGGAGTTTGCATCGGATGGTACGATGA